GTTAAGTACAACACAACTAGCCAAGGCACTGGAACTGTAAACAATATTATGGATAAATACCCGTGGTTACAAAGTTATCTTGGAGCATATATGCTAGGTGGAGCAGGAGCTTTCCAAATGAGAGTGGTTAGAGGGTAATGGCAGGACAATTAGACACAGCATTAAAGAAGATAGCCAAACAGGTAGTGTCTCAACTTGGGAACTCATTAGACTCATCAATTATTTACACACGAAAGGGTATATCTAGCTATAACTCCGACACAGGAGAGTATGTAACTGTAGACACAACGTACAACATAAAAGTTCCCATAGAGTTTGTACAGTCCAGCGAAGAATCGGGATTTCAGGAAAACATAGCAAGGCTATACATAACTCCCGACCTAATAGGAGACAACCAGCCATTACTTCAAGATGAAATAACACTTACATTTTCTGGATCGACAAGAGGAGCAAAGATAACAGATATTCGCACACTAAAAGGAGGACAGGAGTACCTGTTCCGCATTGACGTTATTTTCTGATGACTTTAGTAAAAGCAAGAGCAGCATTTGAAACAGCCATAAAAGATGCAGTATCTGACGCAGACCCCACTGTAACTGTAGTTTTTGACAATACACCGTTCAACACTCCAGGGTTGAATAAAAAATATGTAATGGTCAGCTTAGACTTTACACAAGCCACAACTCAACCTCAAGGAGCAGCCCAAACATACTACGCTGGTTCTATAAGCTGCGGAATAATGACTCCAAAAAACAAAGGAACAGGAAGTGCATCAGCAGTAGCCGAATCAGTTATAACAGGGCTTACGTCAGTTAACACATCTGCTTATGTAGACAAGTTTGCAGTATCTCCCCGTGTATCTCAATTAGCTGGACCGACCACTGTAAACAACGAACAGGATAGCCACTTCTTAAGTGCTATAACTTGCACATTTACTGCCAATGGCTAGAGATATATCATTTCTAACAAAGGATCTTGAAGATCACATACTAAAAGCAAAGAAAAGTGCTGCTGCTGAAATAGCTTACAAACTACAATTTTTTGCTCCTTGGTGGACAGGTAGTTCTGCTAAAAGCTGGAAAATATCCACATCTCCAGTACAACCCACAAAAGTAGTAAATAAAAAGGTTGGTAAGTTTAGATTTGAACTAGGCTCTAAAGTAGGTGGTCCAGTGCCCAAACAAACAGCCAGAATACCTGTAAAGAAAAAATCAGTATTTACATCTTTAGCTCAACCTGTCTATATAGGAAATGAGATAAATTACGCAGGATTTACTATAAATAACAAAAACGCAAAGATTCCTGTAAATGGTTTGGGAATAATAGCTTATGAAGATGTAGGAAGAACAGCAAAAAGCCCCTTAACTTTTACCTACACTCCACAGTGGTACAGAATATACACAAAAAACAAAGTAATACTATCTGACATAAATATTGCATTTATTGGAACGAGCAAAAGATTTACAAGTAATATGCCGAGTGTCTACGGTTGAGTTATACTACAAGAATAGATACAAATTTTTATGACACCAGTAAGAGCAATCGACAAACTGAAACAGGCTTTCAGTGTTGAAGAACGTAGTAGTTACTCAGTCTTTAAGGGAGATGAGCTTGTCCTTAAAATATTTTGGACACCTCTTACAATAGCCGATAGAGATACCATAAACAGTACACTAATAGCTATGAACAAAGGTCAAGATGAAGGTAGTCTTGACTTTGCACTACAGGTTATTGTTACAAAAGCCGAGGATGAAACAGGTGTAAAAATGTTTTCATCAGGAGATTTGCCAGCACTTAGAAGAGAAATACCTCTATCTGTCCTACTAGACATAATGACTAAGATGCAGGGAGTGGGCGAGGAGGAAAGCCCCGATGCCGTAAAAAGCTAAGTTAGAAAAAGATAGTTTCGTATTTTTACAATTTTTTATAGCAGAAAAACTAGGTTATACGCACAGAGAAATAAGAGAAAAGATGTCGACCCAAGAATTGTTTGCTTGGAACGCATACTTTGAAATAAAAGCTGAACAAGAGAAAAAAGCATACGATGACGCACGAAAACAAGCTCAAATGCGTAAGGTACGCTAAACTTTTAGTATCTGACTAATTTTTTGGTGGCTGGTTCAAATTACAGCGTAAATATAACCTTAGATACCTCAAAAGTAGAGGGCAAGTTAAAAGGACTCGAAAAAAGAGTAGCTACTTTTAGACAAAATTTAGCAAAACCGTTAAAAATATCTGCCCAAACACAAAAATTAGAAGAAAAGAAACTAAAGATGCAAGATGCTCAACGGGCATCTATGATCCAAACCCGTAAGATAGGAGACATAATACAAAAACAAGAAGAACAAGGGTTAAAAGTAGATAAAGCTAGATCACATTTACGCAAGGCTGCTGTCTTAGACAATCAGAAGTTATTTAAAGCAGCAGAGACTCAGAGAAAGTTAGCAATGGAAGAGCTAAAGATTGAACAGAATGAATTAAAAGTAAAACAAAAACAAACTCAGGAGCTTTTAAAGCAAAACGAACTTGAAAGACAGTTATCGGCTTCACAAGGTATAACTGCTCAAGGAGCTTTTAGTAGATTATCAGATAGACAATCACGAGATGCAGAAGGTAGAAGAACCTTTATGAATAATCCGTTTACAGGATTTATGAGTAATAGATTTGGAGCTACTAGAGGATTTGACGTTGGAAGTGCTCTTATAAGTGGAGGCTTCCCATTACTATTTGGTCAAGGACCATTAGGAGCACTGGCTGGCGGTCTTGGCGGTGGTATCGGTGGAATGTTCGGACAGATGGGTGGATTTGCAGGAGGTATTGCAGCCACAGCAGCACTTCAGCAGATAACCAACGCTATAAATGGTGTTAAAGCATTTGGAGAAGGGCTAAAAAATGTAGAAACCTCACTGGCAACTGTCACAGAAAAATCACTATTTAGTAGCGATGCAACCCAAAAAAGAGCAGAGCAACTTAAAAAATTGGGCAAACAACAGGAGCTTAACAAGCTACTAACCCAAGAACTGACAATAGCTTTGGGCGGTAAAGGTTTGGAACGTCTAAAAGAAGTAGGAAAATCTTCGAGAGAATTAGCCAGAACATTTGGTCAACTCGGAGCTTCTATTCAAGCTGTATTAGCCAAAGCCATACTTCCAGGAATAAATGCAATAAACACAATATTGTCAGGTTTTACTATTCCTTCACAGTTTAAAAATTTTAAGGAGAGTCTATCTGGTGCTGATTTAGCAAGATTCAACGAAATAGTCTTAGAAGAAAGAGGAACTAGAAAAGATAGAGGCAAAACAAAAACAGGTATGCTCACTAATGAAGCAAAGAAAAGGTCATTATCTAGAGCAATAGGAGAAGGTTTAGGAGGAGATCTAAGTTTATTAGGAGGTACTACCGATCCAACAATCGAAGCTAACTTAGATAAACGAATAGCTTTCTTACAGAGATCTCTAGAAGTAGGTAAGGAACAAGCAACTATAGAACAAAAAATAGTGGAGTTTAAGGATAAAGGAACAGATTTAACCGAAGAAGAAATAAGTAAAAAATTACGTCTTATAAATAATTTACAGAAAACTGAACAGCTATATCAAAAAATTGGATCGGCTATAGAAAGTGGAATTGTTGATGCGATAGAAGCTGCAATACAAGGAACTAAAACTTTGGGCGAAGTTGCAACCAGTGTATTTAATCAAATATCTAGAACTCTTTTACAGTTTGGTGTAAATTCATTACTTGGCAGTATCCCTGGAATAGGCAGCTTATTTAAAGCAGATGGCGGACCTGTAAAGAAAGGAGGCAGCTATATCGTAGGAGAACGCGGTCCAGAATTATTTACACCTGGATCTTCTGGAATGATTACTCCCAACCATCAGTTAGGGGGTGCTACAACTGTAGTTGTAAATGTGGATGCTTCTGGTTCTTCTGTTGAAGGGGATGAACAACAGGGTAGAGAACTTGGTCGACTTATATCAGTTGCAGTACAATCTGAATTATTAGAACAGAAAAGACCTGGAGGCTTACTCGCATAATGGCTACCTTTCCTTCTATCACTCCTAGATACGGACAGCAAAAAAGATCTGCACCAAATACTAGAATAGTTCGTTTTGCTGATGGCTATGAACATAGAATTTTATTTGGGTTAGCTCAACATCAAAATCCGAAAGTTTTTAACTTTACTTTTGAGGTTTCAGAAACAGACGCAGATACTATAGAAACATTTTTAGATGCAAGAGCAAATGATAGTGCCAGTTTCGATTTTCAACCTCCAGGAGAGGCTAGTTCTTCTAAATTTGTCTGTGAAACATGGAGTAAGTCAATTTCATATTTATACAGAGCGACAATTCAGGCAACATTTTGAGAGGTATTTCAACCATGAGTACTGATCCTGTATTTAGTGAAGTTCAAAAAATAAATCCCTCTGCAATTATTGAACTTTTTACATTACAGCTAG